AGTTTACAGTTTGTGCATTTACGTAGTTTTTTTGTGTTGTTTCCGGTCTTGGCCATATCCATCCATACTCCCACTTTTCCCTGATTTTTGCGAAGCTTTCATTTGTCCATACTATTCCGTGCAGATGTATATTTTCTGTTCCTTTGTGTCCCAGTTCTGTAACCAGGAAGTGCCTTAATGATTTTTTATATTCCTTCCTCCAACGTTCTAGGAATAGTCTTACTGCTCTTATTGCTATTTGATTGTCAAGTTCATATCCTTCAAGATGTTTTAGTCCCGGCCAATTTTTGGTCGGTTCCATTTCGTATATTTTTTTTATGCTTTCATTACTTAGCGTTAGCGTTACCATTTTACCGTTCTTGTGTTCTTTTATGTCCTCCATCAGTCTTATCTGCCAGTCTCTACTCTTACTGTGTCTGCACTCCATGCATTCCCCGCATTCTATTGGTACCCACATTACACGTTCATCAGAAACGGGGGGAATATTCCCCCCGTTCTTTTTGTTGGCCTTGTACTTAGGATTTTTGATCAGCTTAGGATATAAGCACATTTAATGCATTTTTCGTTCATTACTCGGTGCTGCTGCTCCGTCTGCAATTCTTTGGATTGCTCCTCCTAGTGCGTTCATTACTCCCGGATGATTTGCCTGGTATTCCGCTGTGAATTGTTTGATTCTCGCTTCTTTGTACGCTATGCTTAATTGTGTCCACCCCTGCAGCAGTTTTTCTGCTATTGCCTTTGTTTCGGCTTCTTTATTGGCTGTTTCTGCTATTGTCAGGTTGTTTTTCAGCAGTTCTCCCAGTGCTTTTACTTTTACTCCATAGATCTCATATTCCATTGTTTCCGCTGTTATTTGGTTTGCGTTTTTCTTGGCTATGATTTCTTGCTCGTTTTTCTGTACCAGCTGTTCCCAGGCTTTCATTTGTTCGTTTATCGTTTGCCTGCTTACACTTGCCGCTATTTTCTTTATTTCTGAGTCTACTCTTGTATTTTCTTCCTGCGCTTTTTGTGCAGCTGTATTTGCTTGCAGGTTTTGGCCTTTTAGAGGCTGATTAGCGGCCTCCCCTGATATATTGGCTGTTTCTGCCTTCGTTTTCTCCGTTTGGGCCGCTAATAGCGCCATTTGCGCTCCCATGAGGCCCATACCTTGTGCTTCTCCCCCGCCTTGCGGTGCTTTTCCCTGATCTACGTTTTCAGCTCCTTTTCCGGTTGTCATTCCTCCCTGTCCACCCATCCCGTATAGTAACCCTGGGTTTAGTCCTGCTTTTGCTAGTTCTTCCATTTGTGCCCCATAGTTTGTGTTCTTCCACATTTCCATTTGCTTTTTGTAGCTGTAGTCTGTCATTTCCTTGGATCCTTTAATCCCAAGTTTTTGTAGTTTTTCTTGTTGCCGCAGTTGTCTGCGGTCATTTTCATCTGCTAGCAGTAGTCCCATCCCGGTTCCGGCTGCTTGTCCCCCCACTTGCATGAGGAAGTCTTCTAGTCCTGGCATTTTTCGCGTCTTTTTTGTTAAAAAGCGTCCACGTAATACTTGATAATATAGTATACGTGCGTACCACTTGTGAATTTGTTGATTTTCAATTACTTATTGTAGTCGTTCGTATAGACTCGAGTTACTCGACTTTTGCGCCTTCTGCGCTACTTTCACCCCCGGTTTTTCCTTCCGCTTCCATTCCTTTTTTAGCCTTTTCAGCTATTGTATGTTCTCTTTTTGCCATATTTGTTTTTGTTACTTTGTCCATAGCATCTGCGGCCACTTCCCATCTGTCTGTCCTTATATCATGTGCTGGGTTTACTCCATCTTTTCTGTCTGTGTATATCAGCGGCGCCCCGTCTGTTATTGGTTCTTTGTTGTTTACTATTCTGTTTACTTTTTGTTCGATAGTTTCGCCCTTGTAGCTGTTATTGACTTTAAGCGTTGTACTGTTTGCTTTGATTTTTTTGTACATGGTATTAGTTTTTTCCAGTCATTCCAATATAGTCTAACTGGTACTTGATAATATTGTTTTTCTATTTCCATTTTAAAATGAGCGTTTATATAGTATGCGCTCCCCACTTCCCGTACCCCTACAGGTTGGGCATTATTTTAGCCGACATTTTTCTCCTTACTGTCATATCCACTCCTATTTGTGCCCAGAAATTCTGAGCATCTAATGCTGTGTTTGCGAATATGAAGTTGTATTTGCTTGGGTCTATGTACGTTGTCAGGTCTTTTATTCCGGTTACTTCTGCTTCGTATCTTCTGTTCAGTGTCATGAACATTTCATTGTTCTTTACTGCGAAGTTTCCTCTTACCTGGTTTACGTTTGTCATGTAGTTTACCCATGCCGGTTGTTTCCCTGCGCTTTTTGTTACCCATTCTCCACCTGTGTATTCTGTGTCCCACCACGCCATTTGCTCTGTTATCAGTTCTTGGAATCCGATTTCGTCCAATGCTGGTTTATGCAGGTCGTCCATATTTTCTAAATGTATATCCCATTTGTTACCCTGGCTGTAGTCCACTCTTGGTGTTAAGCTGATTATTCCCATGATATAACTTGGTTCGTCTACTTTTACAACTACTGTTCCACCTTTGTGTTTTTTTGCCATGATACCTTTTCCGGCCAGTGTTCCCAGGGGTTGTGTTTCTTCTCCGCTGCTTTCGCTTTGACTTACTACTTCTTGAAATACCAGCTCTTTTATTAGTCCTCCCATATACATTGGTGTTTCTGCTCCTCTGTATCTGCTGTGTGCGTATGCTGCGTCTTGCCAATCATCATATGTTCCTCCACTTACTGCCACCCTGTTCAGGAAGTCATATACTTTTTTGCTTAGATTCAGTGTGTCTATCGTGAAGCTTCCACCGCTTGTGTCTACTGCTGTTATTGCACTGATTCCGTCTACCCCGTCTATCCATTCTGTTTTTATCCAGTTGTTGAATAGGTCACTTTGGTATGTTTTTATTGCAAGTCCTTCTTGGCTGCTCAGTATGTTTGGTATGTCGTTGTTTATTTCATATAGCCATCTGTATGGCTCTATTTGTGTTACCGCTGTTGTGATGTTGAATTGATCATACCCTTGGTGTGCCAGTATTTTTGTTCTCATTACGTCAATATTTTCCAGGTCGAACGTTGCCACCGCTGGTGCTTGCATACCGATATCAGTTGAATTTTGATATCTCCATTGGTATACGTATATTCCACCATATTTGTAGTTATATTCACCTCTCCACTGATCACCTACGATTGTTATTGTATCGCATAGATCATCGAACGGGAATGTTCCGGCACTTGTTATTATCATTATTTGCGATGGTATGATCGTTTGTCCTGGATCTGCTTCTACTGTGAGCGCTGCGAACCTTACCATTAGTTCATTTACTGGCACAGAAGGTGCTTCTGGTATTGTGTTTCCATTTACGTATACCTCGAATACGTTTTCCAGTAGTGCTTGTGCCGGTGTGTGTATTACAGCTCCGATTTCTTCTTGTTTGTTTGCATAGTAGTTTTTGTAGATGTCCCAGTATGATAATACTGGTACTGCATTGAATGTTCTTGTCTGTGTGTCTGCACTTATTCCGAATCCTCTTATACCCAGGTAGCTCATTAATGCTGATGGGTTTACTTGGCAGTTGTCCAGGTCTTGTACTTCTGTAATATCTGCAATTCCTTGTGCTGTGAATGTTATGCCTGGTAGTCTGATCAGGCTCATATTTCTTCCGATGTTCAGTGCGTTGTTGTGCAGATGGCTGTTGTATAGCCTTATTGGACTTAAGAATACGTCCAGTTGTACTTTGTAGCTTCCGAATAATGGCCCAATTGTTGGGTGTGTTTTGATGTCGCATCCCAGATTAATATCGAATGTATCTCCTGGGAGTGCCACTTCGCATAGGAATGGAACTAGTGTACCTGCACTCATTGTGCTTCTCCATACATAACCCATGTCGTGAGTTGATCTACTGTAGCCGTGTAGGTCTACTTTCATTTTGCTGCCGCTGCCTAAGCGGTCTCCGCCTAATGTTTTTTTCATTTGCTTTTGATTTTTATTATTTATAGAGATAGCCCCATTGTGGGGCTATCGTTTATCCTTGTGGTATTTCTTTGTACTTTTCTTGCAGTTTTTTTAATTCTGCTGTTTTTTCTCCCACTATTACTATCATTGTGGTGATTAGTTCCCACATATGATTTTGTGGCCATTCTCTTGCTTCTTTTTGTGTTTCACAGTCTTCACTTACTTTGTAGTTTCCCATTGTCAGGTAGTGTTTTTCTTTTTCTCCTCTGAAGTCACTCCATACCGTGAATGGTGTTTCCGGTATCATGAATCTTTCAATCAAGGCTGAGTTTTCCTTGTGGGTTTCTTCTGTACCCGATGACATATTCAATATGTCCTTTTGATTTGTTTGTGTTGAGTGTTGCATATTTATTTGTTTGAATTTTAATGTAATTCTGTTCTGCATTGTACTTTGTTATTTGTTCACCTGTTTCTAGGTCAACGTGTTTGCTGCTGCTGCTCCAATGTATTGCTGTGTTTTGCATTGTCTATCACTTTCATGATTTTTTGATATTGTTTTGCGCTTACTGTTAGTATTTCTTGCTCACTAAAGTTTTCTATTATTACATAGTGTTTTTTCTTTCCTGTGATTGTTGTCATTGTTGCACCTTTTACTTTGATATTACTCATGTTCGTGATTTTGATATTATACATGTTTGTGAATTTTTAAGTTATATATTTTTTCGATGTTTTTTGCTTCTTCTTTTGTGATTTCTATTTTTATGCTCCAATCACTATCTGCGTTATACATATGTAGGCAGTAGTATGAGTTTTTGTAATATCTTACTTCTACTTCCATTATTTTCACATTTGCTTTTTCCATTCCACGAATTTACGTTGTCGTTTTCACATTTCCAATTTTTTTTATTATTATTTTCTTTTTTTTATTTTCATTTATTGTTTGGATGTGTCACGACCCTACGCCAGTCTTCTTTCAGCCTATTTCCTAACCAGCTTTTTGCTGGGGATGCTCGTCATCCTAGCTAAGCACTCTCTCATATCCAATATCCTGTGTTAATACCCCTCCGGAGGATTTGTATTTAGTCTTTTTGCCATTAGTATTTGCCTCCTTGCTATTTCATATTGTTCCCGGTTCCAGTCCTTTTCACCGTCACCGTATCCGAGTTTTTTATTTTTCTTTCTATAGTGTTCTAGGCTTCTCCAGTAGCCTTCCTCACCTTGGCTTATGTCAATTTTTTCTCCCATTATCCAACGTTCTTGTTTGTCTAGTTTTTGCAGCCATAGTTTTTCCCTTTCTTCCTCATTGTATATTTTGTTCCTCCAGTATATCGGCATTCCGATTTCGTGTCCTGTTCTTGTCAGGTATGTTTCTTTTGTTTTATCTCCTTGGTATTTATTCAGTCTGCTGTTGTATTGTTTTGTGTAGTTTCCTCCAATTCCTGCGCTTGTCAGTATTTGTGATTTATAGTATTTATGATCTGTGTCTAGTTTTGTTATGTATTTTACGATGTAGTTTACAGTTTGTGCATTTACGTAGTTTTTTTGTGTTGTTTCCGGTCTTGGCCATATCCATCCATACTCCCACTTTTCCCTGATTTTTGCGAAGCTTTCATTTGTCCATACTATTCCGTG